TAACATTCAGGCAAGGGGGAATTGAATTGCCAGATAACAAAATGAAAAATCAATATAGCGAGAATTCGGAACGTCAAAGAATGGCAGCGATTAAGGAAATGGAGAAATACCCATCACCTATGACAAAAGCATTTCTTCGACCGGCATATGATAGGACTGAAATATGTCCTGATTTTTCTAGGCGTCCAAGTAATCAAAACCAGTATTTGTGTGGTGAATATGGAACCGTAACGGCTTGCCATCGGGCAGATACAGGTTTGAGCTGTGAATTTGTTGAAAGGTCTGAAAATTAACATTTGGCTGCCGACTGCCAAGTGTCGGAGAAAGCAGGAAATATGATTATAACAGGAATGAAACATTTTGAAAGTGTATGCAAAAGAAAACTTGTAGATTGGTATAACTGTGACGTGGAGACAAAAGGCACACGCATTGATTTGGATGATGTTTATATTGTATGGGCTTGCAAGACTTTACAGAACTACAAGTGTTTAGCTTCAACTTCGGTTAGTGGAGACGGTATTTATGCTGAGTATACGTATAATGGGGACAAACAGGAATTATACGAAGATGTATACAAAAAATTGACGAATACTTGCCATAGAGAAGAATAGTTAAACTGACATATACACTATTAACATTTAAGGAGAAAGTCCAAATGGAGAAAAGCAAAGTAATTGAAAACCTAAAGCGCGCAGAAAGATATATGGGAATGCCAGAACAAGGTTGCAAATGGACACCAAATGCGTCAACGATAGCCATTGAAGAGGCCATAAACAGCTTGGAAAAATTATCACGTTATGAGGCAACCGGCTTAGAGCCGGAAGAGATTTTGACTGGTGTGCAACTGGCTGAAATAGCTTGTTTGCAAATCCGGTACAAGAAAAGGCAGGAACTGCTTGAACGTGCTGCTGAATGTATAGAGGACTGTTATGGACGGGGAACGGAGTTGTCAGAAGCAATCAGGAAAGAGATAAATTAGGTGTTTAACCAAGTTGAGATTTTAGGAGGAAAAGACTGTGAGAGTGGTTGAAGATGATTTGAAAGCATGTCCATTTTGTGGAAGTAAGAATATCGTAATTGATACATGCCATGATTTAGGGGATTGCGAAAATTTTGAGAGGTGTGAAGATACAGGATATTATTCTGCCGTATGTAATAGAAATGATGGAGGGTGCGGTGCTTCAACAGGCTATAAACCTACAATTAAGGCGGCAGTAGAGGCTTGGAATAGACGGGAAAATTAGCATTGGAGGTGTAAGATGCCAGAGAGGACGCCAGACAACTGTAAGTACATTAAGCGCTGCGGGGAGCCGGGACGGGACAGTAATGGTAAGTGTATGGGATTTAGCCGTGCTGGTGGTGATGAGCCAATAGAGGTGTGCAAGCGGTGCGTATACTGCACAGCACATAATGAGGAATATTAGGATTTTGGAGGTATGGGAATGAGAAGTGAACAGGAAGTACAGGAAACTATTATGGATTGGTTTTCTGAATGTGAAAATGATGAGGAAATCATTGAGATGGAAAGTATGATTTCTGATTTAACAGCGCAGGAAAGAGAAAATCGTATATATGATTTAAGAAATTAACATTTGGAGGTGAAACGATGACCAGAGAAGAAATAAAAAACATGAAAGAAAATGCGCTTGCGTCCTGTACTACTTTAGATACCATGAGGGATTTTGTGGTGAGGGCATGTGACGCATTACTTGAAGATAGTGTTATGCAGTCTTATTTTAAGGTGGAGAACTGGTTATACGGAGATGGTGGAAAGAAGCCAGTAGAAATACAGAGTGCCATGTTATGGGGCGCGCTGATGGTGGCGCATCACCATGGAGACATAGACTGGGATAGAATGCGGGAGATGTACGGAGAGTTTATGAGCAAGAAAATGGACTTACGTTAGTCAGCAAAACTGACATTTTCTAACCTAAGAAAAAACAAATTGAGGAAAAATTATATGCACAGAATAAAAACTGAGCGGTGGTCACCCGCCAAGATGATTCCACCGCTCCCGTAAATACGTCTGAGTATATTATACCTTACTCAGACGTGAAAATCAATACGAATGAGGAGGATATAATTATGAGTACACAGACAATAAAAGCTGAAATAATCAACAATGTACTGGTAGCAATGTCCTTATATATCATGGAGCAGCAGACTCTTACCATTCTTCAAAATGTAATGCAGCAGGAATTAGTAAGGGTGAATATGGAGGAAATAACTACACTTCCAGCAGAAAGAAAGGATGATATAAGCCAGAGGAATCAGTACATAATACAATTATTCCTGGTCAAAAAACGCGATTTAGCAAGAGGAACCAAAGAAAACTATCTTAACGCCATACGAAGATTGCTGACAGAGATAAGCACAAAATCACTGGATCAGATGGATACCACGGATATTGATTGGTATTTATCGCGGTATGAAATTAGAAATGTGTCCAGTGGTGGTAAGAAAAACCAGCCCAGTACTTATAATAACGAGCGCCGTTTTTTGTCAGCATTCTTTACATGGATGCGCCTTGAGAAGCTTATTACAGATAATCCGGTAGAGTCTATACCGGCTAAAAAAGTACCCATTAAACCAATTGATTACTACAGCCCGGAAGAATCTGCAAGATTAAGGGATGCGTGCAAAAATATCCGCGAGAGGGCCTTGCTGGAGGTACTTCGAAGTACTGGAGCCAGGATAGGGGAGATTGCAGAAATAACTCTGGACCAGATAGACATGAGAACCGGCGATATTTGGATACAGGGAGAGAAAGGCGGAAGATATAGGACTATCTATCTGGATGATGATGCGCGTCATTACTACGGCCTGTATTTGGATAGCAGGAAAGATGATTGTCCATATATGTTCCCACGCTCCAGAAAACCGTATGGAAAGATGACTACTTGTGGATTTCGGGCGATATTGAAAACCATAAGGAAAAGAGCTGGACTCACATGTCGCGTATATCCGCATAAGTCACGAAAGACGCTGGGGATGAATCTGAAAAATCGAGGGGTTGATATTGGGACCATACAGGAAATTATGGGACATGCTGACCCAGGAGTTACGGCACGTTATTATGCACAGTCTAACCCGCGCACTCTTCGTTCAGTAAGAGAAAGAGTTAATGTGTAGGAAGGAGGGCTATGAGGACCAGGGACAAGAACTATAGTGATTATGGAATTACCGATGACGAAGCCAAACGCATAAAAGAATACTGCCAGACCGCCAGCGTAGAAGATAAGCTAACATTGTTCCAGTGTGCCATATCATCGGCTCCTGGCCTGGAGGTAGAGATATACGAAAGCCTTGTAAGTAATATCGGATATGACAAGCTGAGCAAGCGAAAGAATATACCAATTAAACGGGATGACTTTTACGGGTATCAAAGAAAAACACTGGATGAATATAGGCGGTTGATGACATTGTTTGGGAGGTGGAAAGGATGACAATTAGTCATATAAAGGCAAGCGAGTTATTAAGAATTGGTGATAGCATCCGCAACCTAAGAAAAAATAAGGGATGGACGCAAAAGAAGCTTGCTATTGAAAGCGGAATTCACGAAGTACAGATACGCAGATATGAAAATAATCATTCACTTCCTAGAGATGAACAATTGCAAAAACTTGCAACTGCTTTAGGGGTAGAAAACGATTTTTTCACACGAATGGAGAATATATATGGCAGGAATCAATGATTACATAATAATAGGGAAAAGAATAAAACAAGTAAGGATAAAATCAGGAATTTCACAAAAGGATATGGCAAAACGTCTCGGAATACCAGAATCCTCATGGTCAAATTATGAAAATGAAATTCGTGAACCAGGAATAAACTTGATATATTCGTTTTGTAAAGAAATGGGTATAACGATAGATGAATTGATACGGATGGAGATTATGACAATTGGAGAAAACATTAAGAAATATCGCGAAAAAAAAGGATTGACACAAAAGGAATTGGGTGCAGCTTTAGGATTAGCAGAAATTACAATTAGACAATACGAAAGCAACAAGCGTGAACCAAAATATGAAATCCTTTTTTCTATTGCAGATGCACTAAACATATCCATTGACGATTTAATGAATATTGACACTGGAAAACGGATAAAAGAAGAAAGAGTAAAAGCAAAACTAACACAAGAAAAATTGGCCCAAAATGCGGAAATTTCTGTTTTCACCTTACAGAAATATGAATCTGGGGACCGGAATCCTAAAATAGAACAATTAAAAAAAATAGCAAATGCTTTAGGAATATCAATTACTCAACTTAAGATTATATAAAAAATGTGGGGACGATTTACATTACATGCGCATGGTAAAATTAGTATAGGACTATTATACCACATGGGGTAAAAACATGATTATTAATCTATTAAAGCGATGCTGTGAAAACTGTATTCATATTAATGCAAAAGCCGAAAATGAAACTGAATTATATAGAAACATGATGGATTCTAATATTACGAGAAAAACAACAGCAACCATATGGTGTTCACATATGGAAGTATGTAAAGAATACCGTGAGGCAAAAAGAAAAGATGAATCTTAATTCGATTATGAAAAAGCTTCAGCGTGCCATATTGCAGACCAGACTTGTAATCAAGATATCCACCAATCAATTCTACAGCGAGGAACAGGGGCGCATGATAACCATATGGATATTAAGCACCCCTGTGCTACAGCAGGATAAGCATGGGGAGTGGAAAACAAGGGATTATGAAATACTGCGGAGTGCATCGGGGATTGAGATTGTAAAGTGCTTGCAGGAGATATGGGAGGCGGTGAAGTGATGGAAAAAATAAAATGGATTCCTATTAATGATAAATCTCCGAATAAAGAAGGGTAGGACGTGGTTAAGTGGAACTTACACCGAAGCAGAAATCGTTTGCAGATTATTACATAGAGTGCGGGAAAGTAACTGAAGCTGCTGTCAAAGCTGGATATAGCAAAAAGACAGCAGCAAAAATAGGCAGCGAAAACTTGAAGAAACCAGACGTTTCTGCTTATATAGCTCAACGCCAATCACAAATTGACTCCGAACGCATATGCTCTATTAAAGAAATACAAGAGTTTCGTAGTAGGATTGTAAGAGGAGAAGAAAAGGACCAGTTTGACCTTGATGTAGCAACGATAGATAAGCTTAAGGCTGCAAGTGACCTGGAAAAAGCATTACGAATAAAAGAGGCCGAGGATGAACGTAAAAAACAGGAAGAAGCAGCAAGAAATGCAAAAAATTATCATCTTGATTTACATAATATACCGGATAACTTTCATCCTACTGTTAGAAAAATAAGAAACCAAGAATACACAGAATTTACTTTTAAGGGTGGACGTGGAGGAGCCAAATCATCAGTAATCGCAATGATGATTATTGAGATTTTAAAGAATAATCACGATGTTCACGCGCTTGTATGCCGTAAGGTATATGGAACTATAAAGGATAGTGTATATGCAAAAATAAAGTGGGCTATACAGAAGCAAGGGCTTGATGCAGAATTTAATTCTACAGTTAGCCCGTATGAAATTACACTTAAGTCCACAAAACAAAAAATATATTTTCGTGGTGCAGACGACCCTACAAAGATAAAATCAATTACGCCAGAATTTGGATATATTGGCTGTCTGTGGCTAGAAGAATTAGACCAATTTGACGGACCGGAAGAAATGAGAAGTATTCGACAGTCTGCCTTAAGAGGTGGAAAACTTGGATTTATGTTTGAATCATTTAATCCTCCAATTAGTAAATCAAATTGGGCTAATAACTATGCAGCGGAACCAAAGGAAAACAGGATTGTACATCACAGTACATATTTAAGTGTGCCGAAGGACTGGCTTGAAAAGCCGTTTATAGAAGAAGCAGAGCATCTTAAAGAAGCAAAGCCAGAAGCATATAAACATGAATATCTTGGGATACCTATTGGACTTGGAACAGAGATATTTAAGTATTTAGAAATAAGAACCATAACAGACGAAGAAATTAAAAGGCAAGAAAAGATATACCAAGGACAAGACTGGGGATGGGAGCCAGACCCAAAAGCCTTTATACGATGTTCATATAGTCATGCAACAGAAAAAATTATGCTCATTGACGAAATGGGAGGTCCGCTTATTCGTGTGTCAGAAATGGCGCAAAAGATTTTAGATGCAGGATATGATGATTATACCATTTACTGTGGAGCTGATGAAAAAGAACATACAAATGATTTTAGGGATGCAGGATTACCCGCCAGAATGGCTATCGTAGGACCTGGAAGTGTAAGGCGCACATTTGAATGGCTACAATGCAGAACTATTGTTATAGACCCTGCAAGAACGCCAAAAGCGTATAAAGAATTTGTGGAATATGAACATGATGTGGATAAAAACGGAGAAGCAATTGACAATTACCCAGACCACAATAATCACTGGATTGACGCTCTCCGCTATGCTACAAGCCCATTATCAATGAGAAGGGGAAACAGCGCATGACAGAATATAGCAAAAAGCGAATAGGACAATTTCTAAAAAAGTATGTTGATATTTCCCCTGGTCATTCATACACAGAAGAATGTGTTATACGGCAAGGAATAAATGAACTAACATCAAACTGCGTCTATACACCTAAAGGATTGCAGAGACAGATATTAAAGGAACAATCGGTATTGTTGCCTTTAAGCTATATTGAAAATTGTGCAAAATACAGGTGAGTAAATGGGACTAATAACATGGGCTAAAAAGGTGATAGGAATGATATTCAAGCGACAGGCAGAAGAAGATTTTAATGTTGAATCGGTGGTATCCCCGGAGATGGAAAGCAAGATTGCAGAGTGCGCCAATATCTACCGGGGTACTCCCTATTGGGTAAATGCTGACGATAACGTTAAGACAATCAATTTTGCAAAGGCTATATGCTCGGAGACGGCCCGGCTTGCTACCCTGGCAATCGGAATACAGATTGATGGGAACGCGCGGGCGGCGTGGCTCCAGGAGCAGATTGACAAAACATATTTCCAGATTCGCCACTGGGTAGAGTATGGTATGGCCTACGGCACAATCATCCTTAAACCAAATGGTAAGGGCCTGGACATATTTACACCGCAAGATTTTATTGTTACTGACTGTGACAATGAAGGTATCTATGGAATTGTGTTCAAGGATAGCTACAGCGAAAATGATAAGTATTATACTCGGTTTGAGTATCATCGGTTTGCCGAAGTCAAAGATGGGGAGAACACCTATTACCCATATTACATATCCAATAGAGCTTATGTGTCTCACTCTGCAAAAAGTGTGGGGGAC